ATCAATATTTTCTCTAAAAATATCCATTTCATTTATTTTAGTTTCTGGGTTGTCTTTCATTTTAAGTCTATCTAATGTTTTATTTACAAGCCTCATACTTATTGATTGTTCTGTATTTACAGCACCATTAGCTTCTTTATTATCTAAAGTAAAAAACTTATTAAACATTTCTAATCCAGAACCTTCTTTATACGGTAAAACTGTATCTTGGTACATATCTAAAAGGTCTTGAGGCTCCATATTTTCTACCTTTTCTCCCATAGACTGAAGTGCTTCTCTTATTTGCTTTAGTAATTCTTCATTCATTTTTTATAAGCTTTCTTTTTTCTTACTACTTTCTTTTTCTTTTTTTTACTCATAGCATTTTTTCTTCTTTTTCCATTAAGCTTTGAGCTTTTGATTGTTCCGTACATTATTTATCCTTTCCAAATATCATGCTATCTACTTTTTTAGCACGTTCTTGTTTATTCTTTTTATTGGTTCTTTCTATATGTTTATCCATACTCATAGTTCCAAAATCTATTTGGTCTTTTCTAATAGCAGTTGCCATTGGAGAATCTCTTAAAACAAACTGAGTACTCCATTTTGCAGGATGTGCTCTCAACCCGCAAGAAGGACAATTAAAATGTCCCCCATGATTAGGCTCATTACAATGTTGACACTCTTTCATTTACTATCCAGTAGATACAACAATATATGCAATTCTAGTTGCATCTAACTTTACTGATTGTATATCTACAATAGCATTGTCAGTGCTGTCTAAAGTTTGAATGTAGTCATTTATTTCTTTAGCTAAAGAACCTGCTACATCACTTGCTGCTGGACTGATATCATTAATAATTACTTTTGTAATTGTATTATAATCTGCCATTTTATTCTCCTATTAGTTTTAAAATTCTTTTGGGTGTTTGGGGTTACACCTTTTTACGTATAACCCCACAGTACCCAAACTGTTAATCCTCACGGATTGGTTTATGCTATAGTTGTAGCGTTAGCTGAGAAATCAGCATCACTAAGGTCTTTAACAAACGCTTGGATAATCCACTGAGTACCATCAGAGATAAGTTCAACTCTATCTCCTGGGGTAGCTGCAGCAGTAAACACAAAGAAATCGTCACCAGTAACTGCAAAGTTACCAGCTGCACCATCTACTTCGTGTGCTTGTCCAATGTTATCGCCTTGACCTAAAGCAATGTTAACAACGTTGTTCATAGAACCATCAGTTGCTGCAATTCCTTCAGTTAGTACGACAGTACAATTCCATCCTTTAAATGAAACAGATGGAAGTGTTAAAGTAGTTTCTGCAGCAGGATTAACTACGAATAGTTTTCCTGAATCGTCTGCATCTAATGTCTTATCAGCAGTTACTGCTTCTACAATCCACTCTTTATACTGTTTACCATATTGTCCACTACTACTATTAAGTACGTTACTTCTAGCCATCTTACACTCCTTCTAAATTAATTAAGTAATGTGATTCTGGTAGACATACTTCTAGTCCAGCTTCAGTAAGAATCATATCTTTTCTTAAGTCTTCGTCTGCACTTTGTACATTCGTCATGACTTGAGTATCACGATTGATTCCGTTACCTACTAATGGTCTGTAGTATAGTTTACTCATATCAGCCATAGCCATCATACCAGATGAATGTCCTCTAAATAGAGGTTCTTTCACTAGGAATACTGAACCGTGAACTGTATTAATCTCCATTAACTGGTGACCATACTGTCCTGATAGTTCATCCATATTTATTTGGTATTGTGTGCTAGCAGTTGATATATCAGAAAATGAGCCGTTACCCATTTTGTTAAAGAAAGAGATAACAGGAAGAGAAGCTAATGCTAATCTTTCGTTACTTCCGCCTCTAGCTGGGTCAAACAATACTTCAAAGTCTGATAAAAGTCTATCGTAAGTAAGCTCTGAAGCTTGTGCAGTTCTGAAGTATGCTTTACCTGACTCATAAGATAAGTTGTTAGTTCCAGCTACTACTGTACTGTTTTTAATGATGTGACCTACTAGACCTTCTGAGTATTGTACTCCGCCTACTTTTGCTTTTTGATTGAAAAGAAATGCTCTTTCCATATCGATTTTGTGTTCTCTCATTTTTTGAGCTAACACTCTTTCAAACTCGTTAGATACTCCACGTAGTTGTGTTGCATATGCTGTGTTTGAAATCTCAGCAGCTGTTTTGAAAATCTGGGTATACCCATAATTATCTTCTAAACTGTCTGAGAAAACATCTGGTGACCCAGAACCTTCTGCGTAAGCTGTACCAATGATTTGTCCTTTTTTATTATCTAAAAGTTTATTTGCATTAGTTGCTGTTGATGATACAGAAATCACTTTACCAGTGAAAGTTGTATCAGCAGAATTTTGAACAGGTGCATCTTCTACTCTAACTATAATGTTAGCGTAAGTTGCATCCCCTTCTGAACCTCCAAGTGTTCTAACTGCAAAGACCATCCCTTTAACAAGGAAGTCTACTGCAGCTCCGTCAGCTGTATCTACAGTAAAAGCTACTATATCTCCAGCTACTTGTACTGCACTACTATCGTGGTTGCCTTTTAATAAAAACTCTCTACTTGTATAATTAATCTTTGTTCTATCTTCTAGATAACGAAACAAAGAATCATCCGTAGGAAGTTTTGCGGTTTTACTCAGGTATACGAAGAAAGGACTTTCTTCAGGTGCTAGTTCAGCAATCCTATCAGAAAAGTTATATAATCTTCTTCTATCTGGAGCAACTCCATAATCAGCAGCAGTAGTAGCAGCAGTCAAGTTTGTTGACTTAATTTGTCCGCTTATTGCCATTGTATTCTCCTATTTATTTACGTTTTATTCCTTTGCTAATGCTACCAGTCTGAGCTGCATTAAGAATCTGGTCCCACATTCCATCTTGTTCAGATTTAGTAGGAGCCGCTCCACCTTGCAATACCCCTGCGGTTCTTGCTTGGTTAGATGTATCTGGTTTTTGAATAACAGGTTCTTTATATTCACCTTTATTCATTTTAAATAACTTAACCAGATTGTCTAGAGGAACAGAGTCTTTTGGTGCAGAAGTAAATTCCATAAATTCTTGGACTTCATTTTCTTGCATTCCAAACTCATTCTTTAACTTGTTAACAGTATTATTTAAAAACTGTCTTTGCTCTTGGCCTTTCATAGCATTTTGCACTGCACTGTTTATTCTGTTTTCTTCTTGTCCCACACGATATTCGTATGATGAAGAACCAGGTTTATTATACGCATCCCACGGATTGAACTCGTCTTCGTTTAGCTGTTGTGCTTCAGCTTGTTTTTTATCACCATTATTTCCGACAATGTTATCTCTTAGAGTTTCTACTAAGTCTGGTCGTTGCTCTAGTAAGTCAATTAATGGCTTGTACTGAGTAAGGTGCTTTTTATCAGATTCAGCTCTATCATACATAGACTGAAACTTTTTAGCTTCTTTTTCCCAATTCATACTTTCATTTCCTTCTAAAGTACCTTCTTGTTGTCCCTCTGCTTGAACCCCATCCATGGATTCTACAGCTTGAGTATCGGTTGTTGATGTTTCATTATTCATTATTACTCCTTCGATGTCTTGTCTTGTTGAGAAGAACTACGCATTTCGGATTCCATCACTTTGATTTCTCCACGTAATTTCTCTAGTTCAAGCAACACCTTGTCGTTTAACTTGTTTTTGTTTATACGCCTATCGGCACTGGCGTTAGACTCTACCTCATTGAGACGAGATTTAAATTTCTCAACCTCTGTTCTCTTTCTATCTGAGATAGATTCTCTTGTTGCCGTTTGCAGGTCTCCCTGTAAATTCTTTATTGTTTCATCCATAGACTGAATTTGTTGTTGCATTTGTTGTCTTTGGTTCATTCGTTTTAAAATTCCATCTTTATCAAATATATCTGGATTTTTCTTTAATACTTCTACTTGGTCTACAATACCCATTTGATATGCTTCCATATATACTGCAAGCTCAGAATACTTACTTGTTGGAAGTGTTGAGCCAGACTCAATACCAACATCATGTTGCTCTAAGTTGTGTTGTTCTTTTTTTAAATCAAATACAATTTTTGATTTATCACTATATACTTGAGCCATTGTTTCTGTTATATCATTATTGGGTTGAGCCAATCTTAATAATTTTGGTACATCGTAATGTGTTTTAGCATAGTTATACATTACTTTACCTAATCTTTTAATACTAAATTCTATATCTCTTAGCTTTGACTTAGGTCTTTCACTACCAAGAGCAATCAATCTTTCTGTTCCTCTAGCTGTTTGTGGCTGTTCACCAACACCTTGCATTATTTCTGGAATACCAAAAATAAAGTTTATATAAAATTCACATTGCTGTATCAATCTATAAAACTCTCCAGTTAAAGGTTGCGGTGCTGGATAGTGAGGCTCTCCTTGTGTAGAGTCTACTTCTATTACCGCATTTGGATTTGCCCAATCTTTTTCTAACTGAGCTACATTTTCTACACTTCCTAATGGAACCATAAGTTTTAAACCAGCTGACGCTTGAGCGTGAGATAGTGCCAAAGACCATAACTTATTAAGCAATCGTTGCATTGGTCTCGCCCTAGAAACATCAGAACGAGGATAGGGAGTTTGGGTCCAAACGTTTGCTATAGGTACAATAGGGTAAACATCCGTATTTAACACAGTCTCATATAACACTACCTCACCAATACTTGCTGTAACTTTAATTCTATTTTGGTAAACCTGTACAATGTCAACCTGTCCCATTTCTAACATCTTTTTATTTTTTTCTATAAAAACTCTAAAGTCTGCTTCGTCTACAATAAACTCTTGTCCAGTATTATTATCAACTAATCTATAAAAAGGAACTTTTACTTTTGTAAATCTTTCTAAAATTTGAAAACGCTTATAGTTAGTATCTGTATATCCTCTAACAGTATCTGGCGTATAAGTGTTCATAGACGTTTTATTAACAGCGTCAGGATAATCTTGGTCATAAGAATATGTTGTTATACTATCTACAAGTCTATCTATTGCTTCTCCAGTTTCTGGGTCAACACTAACTCCTAGCTCTGGGTATAAATTTAATACTTGGTCTTCTGATAATATGGTAGACAATATAATATTATCTGCATCTGAAAAAAATCTATCTCTTGAAGACGCTGGAACATAAACTCTAAAAGGGTCTAAGTAAGAAAACTTAACATCTCCTTTACCAAAATCAGAATCATAATCTATATAAGTATATAAAAATCCCAGTCCTACAACACAGTAATCATGTATAGCTTGTTTTACTTGTGCATCACCTTCTGAGTTTTGCCACGCAAATCCCATAATTTCTCTCCATAAATAAGCTAAAGAAGCATCTGAATCTTCTCTAGGAACTACTGTAAACACAGGAGGTCTAGAAGTCAGCATACTTTTTAAGCGTTCTACTGCAGGAGAAATCCTATCCATAGGGACATCAGCTTGATTTCTTTGTTGTAGTTCTTGAGATTCAAACTCAGTAAAGTGATTACCAAGATAAAAGTCAAGGTCTTGTCTAGCATCTAGCT